CGCGAGCCGGAAGGCTGGGCGTGGGATGGGTGGCATCGGTGGTTCGATGTGCACACCGAGGCGCATATCCGCAAGCATCGGCCGGACGCGTGGACGCGGTATCGGCAGAACGGTCCGGTGGCGGCTACGCGGGTGACCAGGCCGATTTACCTCCACGCCGCGCACCCCGCGATCCCTGGGAGCGTCGGGTATCCGCGCGAGGCGGTTCAGCGCGAGTTCGCGTGGGGCGGCCACGACGAGGAGTTCTTCACGGGCTCGATCGACTGGATGCTGGCGCTCGCGATCTGGGAGGGCGTCAGGCGCATCGAGGTGTTCGGGGTCGATCTCTGGGAGGCGCCCCACGAACGGGGCGATCAACGGACCGGTGCGCACTACTGGATCGGGATCGCCCGCGGCCGAGGGTGTGAGGTCGTCATCCCGGATGAATCGTCGCTCTGCAAAACAGAACGGCTGTACGGCTATTTCACCCCGACGAGCAGCCGGAATTTCAGCTCGGTCTGCGTTGATCGGTTCTTTGCGCAGGTGCGCGAGGCGCAACGGAGACAGGATCCGCAGTACGTGCCGGCTGGGCTCGATACGCCGGCGCCGACGAGATAGCTGCGCCGGCTCCTGTCCGGCTCGGCGACCCCCGGCCGACGGGGTCAATAGTCGGCCAGTTCCTCGCACAGGAGGCGAGATCTGAATGACGACGACACCCCTGACCCGCGAACAGTTTTTGGCGGCACGCCCGGCACTCCCGCGACAGACGGTCGAGATCCCCGAATTGGGCGGCACCGTGATCGTCCAGGGCTTGACGGGGAAGCAGCGTGACCAGTACGAGTCGTCGTGTCTGGTGCAGAAAAACAACAAGCGCACGTTCAACTTGATCGACGCCCGCGCGAAGCTCGTCGCGCTGACGGTGGTCGACGACCGTGGCACACGGCTCTTCAGCGAGCACGACATCCCGACGCTCAGCGCCATGTCATCGGTCGTCCTGGACCGATTGTTCGGCGTCGCACAGAAGCTGTCCGGCATCGGCGACGAGGACCTTGACGAATTGGGAAAGCTCTTCGGCGACGACCCACCCGCGTCTTCGTCTTCCGGCTCGCCGAACGCCTCGGAGGGATGACGGCCGACGAGCTGCTGGCGCGGCTGAGTTCGCGGGAGCTGACGGAGTGGATGGCGCTCGCGACGCTCGATGCGAAGGTCACGGCGTTGATCACGGACGCGAAGATGGCGCCCGAGGTGGCGCACGCGATGGTGTGGGAGACCGACGACGACGCGCTGGATGATGGGGCATAAATGGCGACGCTGGCGAATTTGATCGTCAACATCACCGCGAATACCGCCGATCTGTCTCGGACGCTGGTCAGCAGCACCACGCAGATCGAGCAGCAACTCAACACGGTGGGGGCGTCGGCGGGCCGTCTGTCGACGTTCATGGACCAAGCGAAAGGCGCCTTCGTCGGCTTCGTGGCCGCTCATGCCACGATGGCCACGGTACGCGCGGCCTGGCGGGCGCTCACCGAGTTCGTGGGGGGCTCGATCCGGGCGTACGCCGAGCAAGAGGCGGCGACGGTGAAATTGACGCAGGCGCTCCGGTCGCAGGGCTCGTTCACCCCACAACTCTCACGCCACTATCAGGATCTCGCGGCCTCGTTCCAGAAAACCACGGTGTTTGGGGACGAGCTGCTCCTCGAGATGACGGCGTTGCTGACGCAGATTGGCAATGTGGGCCCGCGCCAGATGCGAGCGGCGTTGCAAGCCTCCACGGACTTGGCGGCGGGCCTGGGCATCGATTTGCGCGCCGCGACGGTACTCGTGGGAAAGGCATTCGCGGGGGAAACCGGGTCGCTCTCGCGGTACGGCATCGTGGTCAACGAGGCCGATCGGAAGGTACGCGGCGTGACGGCGGTACTCGACGCCCTGCACGACAAATTCGGCGGCCAGGCGCAGGCCGCCATCCAGGGGTATACCGGTCGCACGCAACAGCTCGCGAACACCTGGGGCGACGTCAAGGAGCAAATCGGCGAGGCGATCGTGACGCTGCCACTCTTCGAGGCGTCCTTGCGGGCGCTGCACGACGCGACGCAGCGATCGGCGGACGATACGACGAAGTTGTCGCGGGCGTGGGATCTGGTGGTGAAGACGGACGTCACGGGCCTGCTGAAGGGGGTCGACGCCCTGAATCAATCGGCGGACGCCGCGAACGTCTATCGCCGACACCTGGACGGGATCCGGGCGATGCCGTCGCCGTGGAAGGCCGCCGGCGAGACGGAGTTGCCGTTGCTTCGGAACGGATTGGAGCTGTCCGCCACACAGATGGCGGCGCTGACGACGCGGACGGAGGCGGCCGCGGCGGCAGCCAAGACCCACGCGCTGGCGGTCTCGACGCTCAGCGAGCAGCTGCGGGAATTGCTGGTGGCGTCAGCCATCGCGGGGATGCGATCGGAAATCACACAGACGATCCCGGTGCTGGCGAATCTGACTGACACCAGTCGCGCGCTCGTGGTGCCGGCCACGCAAATCCGTGTCGTGACGGATGCCTGGAGACGCAGCATGGATGTCTTGGCGACGAACACGCTGCCGCCTGCGATTCAGGGCATACAGGATCTTGGGGCGACGGCACAGGGGGCCGGCGATGACATCATGACGCTCGGCCAGAAGATCGGCCAGGGCTTGATGAAGAACCTGGAAGCGATCCCTGGGATGATCGCGTCGGCATTCACCGGCGGCGGCGGGTTCGGCGGCGCGCTGAAGGGCATCGGTACCATGGTCGCCTCGACAGTAGGGGAAACGATCGGCTCCGGGATCGCGATGCTTGGGAAGTTGGGCGGGCCGATCGGCGCGGCCATCGGATCGATCGTGGGGTCACTGATCGACAGGTTCGCGAACATGTTCGATCACGTCGGCAAGGACTTCACGCGCATGGGGCGCGAGATGGGGGTGCAGTTCTCGGATGGGATGATCGAACAGTTGAAGCGGGATAAGAAGCGCCTCGGGGACGAGGTGGCGGCGCTCCTGACAAACTTGCCGAAGGTCATTCAAGAGGCCGGCGGCCTTGAAATGTTCGGCATTGACAAGGCCATCGCCAAGACGCATGACCTGTTCTCGATGATCGAAACCGGCAAGCTGACGGTGCAAGAGGCGGGGGCCGTCTTCTCAGAGATGTTCGGTGTGCTCATTCCGCACATGATCGATGAGACCACAGGACGAGTGACGGCGCAAGGTGCAGAGCTGATCGCCCTTGATGAGCGGTTCGGGACGCACGCGCAGGCGGTGGCGGACTTCATCCGAGGGCAGGGCGAGGCGCTGCTCGGGTTGTTCCCAGCCATCGCGGAGAGCGTCGAGCCGGCGTTGGAGCGCATCGCCGGGATCACGGATCGACTGAAAGAGTTGTCGGAGACCGGGGCGACGATGGAAACAGCACTCGTCGGGCTCATGACGACGGTGTTCGGCACGGACGAGGAGAATGCGGCGCGTGCGCTGCGGATCGACGAAATCCAGAAGGCGATGGCGGGCGGAACGATCGAACAGAACCACCTCAACGCGGATCTGCAGGCGTCCATCGCCAGCGTCGGCGTCGAACTCGAGGACTTGGCGACGATTGCCATGTCGACGTTCGCCTCGTCGGTTGCGGCCGGCGTGCCCTATCACGAGGCCTTGAGACAGATCGCACCGTCGGTCAACCTGATTGCCAAGGGATTTCAAGATCTCGGCATTGACATTGACAATGCGGCATTCCGCGGCCTTGCGTTCCACACGCAATTGCTGGAGCGGAACCCGGGGCTGGTCGCTGGCATTGGTGCGTTGGCCGATCAGTTCGCCGTCCTCGACAACCTCGGGCTGCAGAACGAGGAGACATTCCGGGCGATGGAGCGCACGGGCGCACAGATGTATACGCGCATTCAGGGCGAGGTCGCGGCGATGGGGGGCACGTCGCGCGATGCGCTGCTCCAGATGCAGTCGTTTCTCCATCAAGCAGAGTTGAGTGCGATCGCGCTCGGCATTCCGCTTGACGAGAACACGCAGACGATGATCGACCAGAGCAAGGAGCTAGGGATCTGGAAGGAGACCGGGAAAGATGCGATGGGGGTGCTGACGGACAAGATGGGCGCGCTGGTCGATAAAGTCAGCGAGTTGATCGACGAGCTACAGGGAGTCGAGCGCGCGGTGCGGGAGATTCCCGATCGGGATATCCAGATTACGGCGACGGTCGATCTGCCCCCGCCACCGGACTGGACGCCCTACATGCCCCCCGAGGTCGTCGTGCCGGTCGAGTATCAGTCGGTCCAGGGGTTTCGGCACGGCTCGGGTGGATTCATGAACTTCGGGTCTG